CAACGCGCGCACCGGCGAGGTGACCGAGGTGCCGATCGGCGTGGACCCCGGCTTTGGCTATAACCCCGGCAAGGTCGCGGTGCAGATCCATGCGGCCCGCGTGGCGGCATCCAAATGGGTGGCCTATCCGCCGCAACTCGCCGCCGCCGCCTCGGCCGAGAGCGTGAAGTTCATGCTCGATGATCTGACCAGGGGCTTCGGGGAATGGGCCAATGGCAAGCTGGAAAGCGCCCGCCCCAACGGCGACCGGCGAGTGGTGGGCGCGATCCGGCAGGAGGCGCTGGACTTCCTCGACGCCCGCAACGTGACGCCCAGCTCGGGCGCGATCACGGTGGAGGACAACGCGCTGATGCACTTCCGCAACGCGCGCCACGTGAAGGGCACCGCGAAGCATGTGCCCAATGCCACCTCTGTTGCCGATCTGATGCGGCTGCCCGAACTGGTGGCCGCGCCCGACAAGATCCTGTGGGACAAGGCCAAGCAGAACCTGCTCTATGTGTTCACGCCCGAGGATGACCCGCGCGCGGGCAAGGTGGTGATGGAAGTGGGTTGGAGCCCCAAGGGCCACGGGCCGCTGTTCACCAACGGCGTGGTGCATTCCAGCCTGGTGCCGGCCGATGCGCTGGACAACGCCGGAACCTACGAGGTGGTGTGGGAGAAGTGATGCCGGTCTGGAGGGACGCCCTAGCTCCCTCATCTCGGCAATCTGTTGGATCGCCGCGTGGACATAGCGGTTTTCTACTTCAAACTGGCAGTGCCGATATAGGCCATGGACGCGCGATGTTCAACCGCAGCCATGGCCTCACGCACCAGCAGCGGCGCAATGGCGCGGCAATGGGCGAATGGGAGCGATGAGAGCCGACTGAGAGATGGGTCTGTGCGCAAAGCCGCCCTCGGATGGCCCTTGCCACTGTCAGGCGCTCACAGGGCTTCTATGGGGCTCGGCGCGTTGCGGAGATCGGCGGGGATCTGGCCCGGTTGACCTGAAGCGTTTCAGCCAGACGTGACCTTCGCTGCCGTGGAACAAGGGTGCCTCAACAGACGCACCACTTGCAAGGCTCTTTTCCGCCCCATGGAACCACAGGTCAGCTTCCTCGAAACCTGCTCGGCGCTGCCCTTGGCCGAGAATGGCGCCGCGCCCGATTGGCTGATGCTGTTTCCCGCAGGCACCAGCAACGGGGTGGATGGGCGCGGCCCATTCAAGCTGTCGCGGCCCGAGGCCGTGGTTGCCGCTTCCATGAATGACGGCCGTTCGCTGCCTTTCGACTATAATCACCAGACGGTGTTTGCCGCCCTGAATGGACAGGGAAGCCCAGCGTCAGGCTGGATCGACAAGCTCGAAGTGCGCGAGGGTGCGATCTGGGGTCATGTCGACTGGACCGGGCCCGGCCGCGCGGCGGTGGCGAGCCGCGAATATCGCTACCTCAGCCCCGCCTTCAAGCAGGACGCATCCGGCGAGGTGACGCACATCGTCAGCGCCGGCCTCGTCAATGCCCCCAATCTGCGGGAGCTGCCCGCGATCAACGCGCAATTGAGCGCCCTTTCTTCCCAGAAGCCCGGAGACCCAATCCCCATGGACAAGACTTTGCAGGACCGCCTGGCGGTGGCCGTTGGGCTGCCGATCGGCGCGCCCATCGAAACAATCGTGGCGCACGCCGAGACGCACAAGATCCAGACCGGCGCGCCCGACCCGGCGCTCTATGTGCCGATGGCGGCCTTCACTGATCTGCAGACGCAGGTGGGCCAGCTGCGCGATACGGCCGCCAGCGCCCATGCCACCAATCTGGTGGATGGTGCCGCCAAGGCCGGCAAGCTGACCCCCGCCATGCGCGAGTGGGGTCTGTCCTATGCCAGCCAGAATGCCGCCGGGTTCGAGACGTGGCTGGCCGCCGCACCGGTGATCGTGGCCGGTGGCATCGATCCCGCCGTGGCCGCCGCCGCCGAGGCTGGCAAGGTCGCAACCGGCGCGCTCACGCCGTCCGAGCTGGCCGTTTGCGCCCAGCTGGGCATCACCACGGCGGACTATACCGCCTCCAAGCAGAAGGCCGCTTAAACCATGGCTGCTCTCACCGCAGATTTCGATGCCCCCTACGTCGACGGCAAGATCCGCTCGATCCCGGTCGCGGCTGGTGTGAAGATCTATGCCGGCGCGCTGGTGGTGATGAACGCCGGCTATGCCGCGCCGGGCACCACGGCCACCGGGCTGATCGCGCTCGGCCGCGCCGAGCACCAGGTGGACAACACCGGCGGGGCTGCGGGCGCTCTCAGCGTGAAGGTTCGGCGTGGCCCCGTTGCCTGGAACTCGGGCGCGGGTGGCGATGCCATCACCGAGGCCAACATCGGTGCCAACGCCTACATCATCGACGACAACACCGTGGGCCTGACCAATGGCGGCGGTGGTGGCGCGGCCACGCGCTCGGTCGCGGGCCGGATCTACAACATCGATGCGGTGAGCGGCAACGTCTTCATCGAGATCATCTGAGCGCCCTCCAGCGCATCTGAAAGGCTAGCTTCCCATGGACCTCAATACCGCCAATTTGCAGATCCTGACGACCGGCGTGCAGGCGATCTATCAGAACGCCTTCAACGCCTATGCGCCAGAGGTGATTTACCAGCGCCTGTGCACCGAGAACACCTCGACCACCAGCGAGGAGATATATCCCTGGCTGGGCCAGTCGACGGGCTTCCGCGAGTGGGCTGGCGATCGCGTGATGCAGAACCTGTCGGTGCACAGCTACGCGATCAAGAACAAGAAGTTCGAGAACTCGGTCTCCATCCCCCGTGATGCGGTCGAGGATGACCGCTATGGCGTCTTCAATCCGATGTTCGCGCAGCTGGGCAAGGATGCCTCCGAGCACCCGGATGTGCTGACCTTCCAGGCGCTGCAAAATGCCGGCACCTTGCTGTGCTATGACGGGCTGCCATTCTTCTCCAACGCGCACCCGGGCAAAACCGCCGCGAAGCGCAACACCACCTATTCGAACGACATGGGTGGCGCCGGGGCGACCTGGTATCTGCTGTGCACCAAGCAGGTGATCAAGCCGCTGATGTACCAGAAGCGCCGGCCCTACAATTTCACCGCGCTGGTCGATCTCAAAGACCCCAACGTGTTCAAGCGCGATGAGTTCGACTTCGGCGTGGATGGGCGCAGCAACGTTGGCTTCGGCCTGTGGCAGACGGCGATCCGCTCGCAGCAGCCGCTGACCGCCGCCAATTACGAAGCCGCCCGCGTGCAGATGATGAGCTTCCTGCGCGACAATGGTCAGCCGTGGAACCTCGTGCCCGACACGCTGCTGGTGGGCCCCAGCAACGAGGGCGCGGCCAAAACCATCATTGAGGGGCAGACGATCGTCGTCCTGGCTGGCGATGGCGGCGCGGCCCCGAGCAACATCTGGAAGGGCACCGCCGAGGTGCTGATGACGCCCCGCATCACCTGGTAACGCCTGACAACCGCATAAACCCCGAGAGCGAGCGCAACCCCTGCCGGGCGATCCGGCCCGGCAGGGATAGCTCCATCAGGAACCGCCATGGCCGACGCTTACGCCTATTGCACCAGTGCCGATCTATCGACCCGCTATGGCACTGACCAGCTGCTGCAGGCGAGCGATCGCGATGGCGACGGCGTGATCAACGCCGATCTGGTGGCGGCCGCCTGCGCGGATGCGACCGAGCTGATGGATGGCTATCTGGGCGAGCGCTACACGCTGCCGCTCAACCCGGTGACCGGCATCGTGCTGGGCTGGGCCTGCGCCATCGCCTGGTACAAGCTGCAGTTTTCACCCCGCGAGGCGGACCGCGTGGCCTATACCGACGCGCTCGCCGATCTGGACAAGGCGCGCCTGGGCAAGATCGTGCTGCAGTCAGCCGGCCTGCCCGATGCCGCCATCGCCGTGGATGGCGAGGCGATTGAGATCTCCGGCGCACCGCGCACCTTTTCCAGCCACAGCCTGAGGGCCTTCTGATGGGCGGCTTGCAGCTCACAGCCACGGTCGAGGATGAGGCCACCAAGGTCTATGCCGAGATCGCCCAGCGGATGGGCAAGGGCAAGCCGCTGATGGCGGCGATCGGCCAGAGCCTGGTCTCGTCCACCATCCGTCGCTTCGCCACCCAGAGCGGGCCTGACGGCAAGGCGTGGACGCCGCTGTCCAAGGCCACGCTGAAGAAGCGCGGGCCGGGCGCCAAGGCGCTGCTGGCCTCTGGCCGCCTGCGCCAGTCGATCACGTTCAATGCCTCGTCCAATCAGGTCGAGGTGGGCACCAACCTGATCTATGCCCGCATCCAGCAGCTGGGCGGCACCACCCAGATGCCCGAGCGCACCACCACGATCTACCGCAGCCAGAAGGATATGGCCGCCGGCAAGTCGCGCTTCGTGAAGAAGTCCAAAAGCGACTTCGCCACGGATCACACGGTGGGCGCGCATTCGGTGACCATTCCCGGCCGGCCCTATCTTGGGGTCTCGGCTGCTGACGAGAAGACCATCGCCGCCCTCGTCCACAAATTCGTGATGGGGGGCTGATCGATGATCATCCGCCAGATCGAGGACGCGACGATCACCCGCATCAAGCTGGTCAACACCGTGCCCAACCTCGGCAATCTGCTGAAGACGGTGGACCGCTACTCGGGCGAGTTTGCCGACGAGAATTTGGACCAGCTGGTGACGATGGCGCCCTTCGTGCTGATCTCGCACACGCGCTCGATCGCGCTGCAAAGCTCGAAGACCGGCACGCAGTGGCAGGGTGAATTCACGCTGGTGTGCGGCTCGACCTCGCGCCGCACCCAAACGCTGGCCTCTCGCGTTGGCGGCGTGGCGTCGACCGAGCTGGGCTCGCGCGCGATCGCTGAGCTGATGCGCGATATCCTCTCGGCACAGCAGCTGGGCCTGCCCATCTCGGCGCTGGAGCCGGTGTCGATCGACGAACTCTATTCCGGCCAGGCGGGCGGTGCGGGTGGCCAGCACTTCTTCTCGGTCACCGGCCTGCAGTTCACCACGCGCTATTCCACCGCGCGGTCGACCGTTGCCGATGAAAGCGGCGTCGCGCTCGCTGAGATCGTCGCCATCTTCGCCGCCCAGATCGATGGCGGCCCCGCGATCGACGATCCCGACAACAACACCCTCATCCTCCCGACTGGAGACGACTCATGAATTTGCAACCGGTGAAGACGGCGGAAGGCTGCCGCCTGCGCGATCCCAGGACTCGGGCCGTGCTGCCCAATGTCAGCGATGCTGCGGCCCAGCCCGTATCCGTCGATCTCGACGATCCGCACTGGCATCGCGCGCTGCAATGCGGTGACATCGTGGTGATCAAGGCGGCCGCGCCGGCCGCACCCATGCCCGCCATCGGCCAGCCTGCCGCACCCGCGCCGGCCGCCGGCTCCTCTGCCACCGTCAAGAACTGAGGTCCGCCATGAGCAAGCTCACTTCGATCTCCTTCAGCCAGATCCCTGGAAATCTGGAGGTGCCCGGCACCTATATGGAATTCAGCGCGGCCAACGCCAACAATGGCGCGGCCGCTGCCACCTATCGCTATCTGGTGATGGGCCAGATGCTGCCTGCCGGCAGTGCCACCCCGCTGGTGCCGGTGCGCATCGTCGCCGGCAAGGCGCAGGCCGATATCGCCTTCGGCCAGGGCTCGATGCTCTCGAACGAGGTGGCCGCTGCGGTGGCCGCCAATGGCCAGGTCGAGCTGTGGGCGGTGCCGACGCTGGACAATGGCGCGGGCGTGGCGGCAACGGGTGCCATCACCTTCACCGGCACCAGCACCGCCGCCGGCATGATCACCGCCTATATCGGCTATTCCCGCCTGATTGCCCCCGCTCAGATCGGCGTGACGGCCGGGCAGACGGCCGCGCAGGTGGCCACCGCGCTTGCCGCCGCGATCAATGCCGCGCTGGACCTGCCGGTGACCGCGACCGCTGCGGCGGGTGTCGTTACCATCACCGCGCGGCACAAGGGCGTGGAGGCGGGCGCGATCGACATCCGCCTGCTCTATTCGTCGAGCGACGTGGTGCCCGCCGGGCTCACCGCCGCCATCACGGCGATGACCGGCGGCTCGGGCAACCCTTCCGCCACCGCCATCATCGCCGCGCTTGCCGACGTGCGCTACGACGTGATCGCCTGCCCATGGAACGACAGCGCCACCTATGCCGCCTGGGTGGTGGAAATGGCGCGGCGCTGGAATGCGCTGCTGGCCCGCGAGGCCTGCGTCGTCACCGCCTTCCACGGCAGCCCGGGCGCCATCGGCACCCAGCTGGCCGCGATGAACAGCCAGTGGCATGATTGCTATGGCAGCCAGGGCGCGCTGACACCGAACTTCGTGGAGGCAGCGGTGATTGGCGCGGTCTATTGTGCCAACCTGCCCAATCGGCCCAACGCGCCGCAGAAGGGCACGCTGCTGCCCAAT